ACTGAGCTTGTGCATTTCCCGCAGGAGGATGTTGTTCCTTTCAAGTTGTTCAATCCTCGTAAACTTGAGCGCGGTTTGTCGCGGTTGGAGTCTTTGCGTTCGACGTTGTATTCGGAGGATTCTAGCCGGAATGCCACTGCTTCGATGTGGGCTAATTCTGGCCGACCCAACATTGTGATGTCTACGGAGAAGAAGCTGGGGCCGGATGGCCGTAAGCGTCTGATTGAGGCGTTTAATCAGGCCCATCAGGGTTCGGGGAATGCCGGTAAGACTCTTGTCCTTGAGGATGGGGTGTCTGCTACGCAGTTTCAGTTGACGGCTACGGATATGCAGTTCATTGAGGGTCGGAAGCTGAATCAGATTGAGGTGTGTGGTGTTTTCGATATTGCGCCGACTTTGGTGGGCATTTTGGATCATGCCACCTACTCCAATGTCAGCGAGCAGATCAGAGGTTTTTACCGAGATTCCATGAGCGGACCCTTGCAGTTTGTTGAGTCTGTTTTCAACAAGCATGTGGGTTCGTATTGGCGGCGTAAGAACGAGATGCGTTTCGCTCTTGATGAGGTGATGCGCGGCGATCCTGAGATGCGTGGTGAGACTGTGCAGAAGGCTGTGAACTCTGGTGTGATGACGCCGAATGAGGGCCGAGATTTCATGGGTTTGAATCGGTCGGATAATCCGTTGGCCGATAATTTGTTCGCTAACTCTGCGTTGCAGGAGTTGGGTAAGCCGTCTGAGAGGATCACGTTGGCCGGCCAGGTGGCGGGTGAAACACCCGATCATGTTTCGGTTGTGCCGCCGGCTACGCCGGTTGCTTCGCATGACAATAGTCCTCCGACGATGATCCCTGCGGTGAAGCCGCCGAGGGCTTTGGCTGCGGTTGCGCCGTCGAAGCATTTACGGGCGATCAAGGGTGAACTTGGTCGAGGACGTTCGCAAGACGAAATTAAACGGTTTGCGTTGAGTTTGGCCGATAAGGCTAGTGACGCGCAGGAATTGTTAGACATCTTGAGTGCTGTGGAGATGGCGCTCGGTGAGCATGCCAGGAAGGCTATGTAATGAACATTGAACTCAAGCAGGTAGTCGCTACCGTTGAGTCTGACATTGAAGAGTCTGAAGAGTTTCCGTATGGCGGTTTCGTCGCGGTTGCTTCGACTCCTTCGGTGGATCGTGATGGCGATAAGTTGGAGAGCAACGAGTGGATCACTCCGCTGCCGGATCACATCACGATTGATATTGACCATGAGATGAGTGTGCGTGGCACGGTGGGTTCTGCTCGCCCGTATTTCAGCGATGACGGCCAGTTGATGATTGAGGCCCGTTTCGCTTCTACGGCGCAGGCCCAGGAAACTCGCACTTTGATCCGCGAGGGACATGTTCGCACGGTGTCTGTCGCGTTTCTGACTGACAAGTCGAAGAAGTCGGGTGAGCCGCGCCGCGAGCTACTGAACGTGGGCATTGTGGCGATCCCGTCGAACCGTGAAGCCATGATTTTGTCATCCAAGACGGCGGCAATCAAAGATTGTCAGTGTTGGGATGGTTACGAGCGGGTGCCCGGTACTACGCCGTGCGCGCCTGGTTCATGCCGCAAATGTGACGCCGTTTCTAAGATGGCTGATCTTGTTACTACTAAGGCCGGCGGCGATGCTTCGCTCATTCAGGCGATCCATGATGCTGCTTGTCATCTTGGCGCTGGATGTTGCGCTATGGATGATCCTGCTGAGGAAGCCGCTGAGGAATCTGCCATGAAGTCGGTGGATGCTAAAGCAATCCCCGGCGATATCACTATCGATGAGTTCAAGGCTGCCTTGGATTCGTTTTTTCAGACCACGCCACCCGATGTATCACCCGTTGAGTCGCCCGTTGAAGAGGCCGCTGTGGAACCTGCTGAGGTTTCTGCACCCGTCTTGGATGCCGCCGATGATGCCGCTGATGCCGTGGCACAGAGGGCGCGCCTGATGGCGATGAGTGTCCTCGCTGATTCTGTTCTCGCTTCTGAGAACTGAATCCTTTTCTAACAACCTAAATAGAAGGAAAAGTAATTATGCCGAATACGGCACAGTTGACTGCGCGTGGGCGTGAAATCGCGCAGTCCATCAAAGATATTGACGCTCGGGATGATCTTTCGGCGTCACAGAAGTCCGAGGCGCTCGACAAGATTCAGGGCGAGTGGGATTCTCACATGGTTGAGGTCAAGAATTCGGAGCGTGCCAGCGAGTTGGCCGCAAAGATGGGGCCGACCGGCGATACCCGCGAGATCGACGGCGAGGTGGTTGAGCTTCCGCAGATGGAGGTTCGGAACCTGGGCCAGATCAAGAAGCAGCTTGCCGCTAGCATGCTGACTCATCCTGAGTACCGCAAGGCTGTTAAGGCGCTGGATGATTTCAGCAAGCCCAAGAGCCAGTTCGACCTGAACTTCAGTGTCGATGTGAAGGATTCGACCTCTGCTAACAACATTATGGGTGAGGGTCTGTATGGCACCACTGGCCCGTCTGCTGTTGGTCAGAACCCGTTCCTGACGGGAGCTTTCGGTCCTGGCATCCTGCCGACCTTCCTGCCCGGTATTGTCGAGCAGCTTTTCTTCAAGCTGACGATTGCCGACCTGATTTCTTCAATCCCGGTCACCACTCCTGATCTGTCTTACCTGACTGAGTCGGCGGCGGTGATGAACTCTGCTGCTGTTGCTGAGTCGGCGCTGTACCCGTTCTCCAGTGAGACTTTCTCTCGCGTGTATGAGCAAGTCGGGAAGATCGCGAACGCAGCGGTTCTGAGCGACGAAGCTATCAAGGATGCGCCGCAACTGTTTTCGTTCTTGCAGGGTCGCCTGATTGAGGGCATTCAGCGTCAGGAAGAGATTCAGATGCTGGCTGGCTCCGGTTACCCCGGCGTCAACGGTCTGTTGCAGCGGTCGAGTGGCTTCACCAAGCCTCAGACGATCACCGCCGTGTCGAACGTGAAGTTCCCGGCCACTGGCACCAACGGTGCCGGTGTTGTTCAGGCTAACGTGTCCTCGCTGACCTACGGTCGCAAGATCACTGGCGCTTCGACTGGCGTGTACCCGACTGCTACTGCTATCGCTGAGGGAATCTTCGATGCGTTCGTTGATATCCAGTTGGCTGTTTTCAACACTCCTAACGCAATTGTGTTGCACCCGAGGGACTTTGAGATTCTTAGGCTTGCCAAGGATTCACAGGGTCAGTATCAGGGTGGTTCGTTCTTCGGGCTGGCTTACGGTCAGGCCGCGAACGCCGGTCAGTCGCTGTGGGGTGTTCCGGTTGTTACCACGCCGGCCGTTCCGCAGGGCACGATCCTGGTGGGCTACTTCGATAGCAGCACCATTCAGGCCGCGCGCCGCGAAGGTATCTCCATGCAGATGACCAACTCCAATGGCACCGATTTCGTCAACGGCAACGTGACGATCCGCGCCGAGGAGCGCCTGGGTCTGCTTGTGTACCGTCCCAGCGCATTTGAGCTAATCCAGTTGGTGAACGGCTAATAGCCAAAGCCATGAATAAGGTTTCGGTCTTGGGGTCGGCTCTGTGTGCCGGCCCCAAGGCTGGGCCTGTTGGAAAGGTGGTTCCTAGTGACCAACACGGTAACCAATATTAGTGTGATTGATGAGTATCATCAGTCGATCATTCAGCCGCGTGTCTTTGCTCAAGTTTTTGGTATCGGTGTTGCGCCGACGCCGGATGAGGTTGAAGAGGACGTTGTTGAGGATGATGGTGATACGAAGGCGAAGGTTGTTCGCCGGCCCAAAGCTGCGAAGCCCGAGGGCACTGAGGGTGTCGAAACGAAATGACGAGACTCGCTGAGGCATTGGATGTTTTCGTAAACAACAATTACGGTGACGATCAGGTTGAGTTGGCGCTTGATTGGGCCACGTCTGCGATCCAAGGTTATACGGGTCGCACGTTTGATCTGGTGACTGGTGATGTGGCGGTGCTTGATCCACATGAGGGTAAAGCGATGCTGCCTAATTTTCCGGTTGTGCAGATCACCAATGTCTCGGCGTGGCTTCCTGCTTCAAACAATTACGGCATGGCGTGGACCGATATCACTAACTATGCGTTCGTCCCTGAGACTGGTTTGGTGTACAACACCACTGGACTTCCTGGCACTAGCTGGCATCCTGGCCCATCATGGCCTTGGCTTCCAGGCTCGCTGCGGGTCACTTACGATCACGGGTATACGGCTGCACCACAGCCGTTAAGGGACGTGTGCATTCGGTTAGCGCAGCAGTATCTTGACAATCCCACCTTGGCAATGAATTCC